AAGCAAGCTGCGACTACTGGTAACGGTACTGCTACGTTTACTGGTGTTAAATTTTCTGGTGGTACTGCTCCGACTATTACTGCGACCGCTGGCAAGATGGATATTCTGACATTTACGGCTGACGGTACTAATTGGTACGGAAGTTTTATTCAAAACTTTACACCATAAGGGTTTAATAATGTTTGCTTATTCAAAGATTATGCAAGCGTTGGCTGTTGGCGGTGGTGGCGTAACCGTCATTCAGCGTTTCCTTGCGTCTGGTACGTGGACTGCTCCGACAGGTGTAACGTCTGTTGACTACCTTGTAGTTGCTGGAGGTGCTGGCGGTGCTGGAAACCAAGCAAATTCTGGCGGTAACGGCGGTGGTGGTGCTGGTGGATTTAGAACTGGCACAGCTTTATCTGTAACTGCTGGAACTGACTACACAATTACTGTTGGTGCTGGTGGAACTGGTGGAATTGCTACACGTAGTAATACTGGTGGTACTGGAGGAAATTCTATATTTTCCACAATTACTAGCAATGGCGGTGGTGGTGGGGCTAATGAACTTTCAGGGTCACCTTTTTTTGCAAATGGCGTAGCTGGTGGTTCTGGTGGTGGCGGTTCTCGTACTGGTGGCAATGGTGGTGCTGGAAATACTCCTTCAACTTCTCCAAGTCAAGGTAGTAGTGGTGGCGCGGGAAGTGATTCAAGTCTTTATTTAGGCGGTGGTGGAGGCGGTGGTGCTTCTGCTGTGGGTGCAAATGGTTCTGGTTCAGCCGGAGGAAATGGCGGGTCTGGAACTGCCTCTACTCTTTCAGGAAGTTCCGTAACCTACAGCGGTGGTGGAGGAGGCGGCACACTTTCTGGTGGAACTGTTGGAACTGGTGGTTCTGGTGGCGGTGGAAATGCTGGCACTAGTGGTGGTGGAAATGGTTCTGCTGGAACTACTAATACCGGCGGTGGTGGCGGTGCTGGAAGTATTACAGCCGTAACTGGATATACAGGCGGTTCTGGCGGTTCAGGCATAGTTATTCTTTCTTATTCCGTAGCATCACAAACAGTCTTTACATTTAAATCATCTACTGCATGGGTAGCGCCAACAGGTGTGACAAGCGTTGATTATTTAGTCGTGGCTGGTGGTGCTGGTGGTGGCGGTAACTATGGCGGTGGTGGTGGTGCGGGTGGGTATAGAACTGGCACATCATTAAGCGTAACGGCAGGAACAGAATATACCGTTACTGTTGGTGCTGGTGGTGCTGGTGGTGCTGGTTTGCCATCTGTAGGAAACGGCGTTAATGGCGGCAATTCAGTATTTAGCACTATTACATCTACTGGTGGAGGTGGAGGAGGTCAAGGTGCTATAGGTGGTGCAAGTGGTGGTTCTGGCGGTGGCGGTGGCGGTAATATAGCAAACCCTAGTTTTGGAGCAGGTAATACCCCATCTACAACACCTTCACAGGGAAGCAATGGTGGCAATGGAGGTGGTAACAGCCCATCATCAACTCTTAGTGGTGGTGGCGGTGGCGGCGCAAGTGCTACTGGCTCAAACGCACCATCATCATCACAAGGTGGCAATGGTGGAAATGGAACGGCTTCAAGCATCTCAGGAAGTTCCGTGACCTACAGCGGCGGCGGTGGCGGCGGTGGTGACGCAGGAGGCGGTGGTTCTGGAGGAACGGGAGGTGGCGGTGCTGGAGGAAGTTCAACAGCTCCGGGAACCGGAACAGCAGGAACAACAAATCTTGGTGGCGGTGGCGGCGCTGGTGGTACAGGTGGTGGAAGTGCTGGTAATCGCGCAGGCGGTGCAGGTGGTTCAGGCATCGTAATTATTAAAATCAACCAATAAATACATGGAAACTAAACTCTACAGAATGTACGGTATCGATGTAGCTATGTCATTGCTGCGTCCTAATGCCAAATGGGAAATATCCAATACGATGTTTACCCGTTGGGATGATCCTAGACCTTGCCCATCATGGGAAGAAGTGCAATGGGTAATGGATAAGATACGTGAGTTTGAGGACAGTATTCCTACGATATGGCTTGATGAAGATTTAAAGAAGATGAAAGCTGATGCTGAAGAATTCGAGAAAGCTGTAGCGTGAATATAAATAACTTATTCCCTACTCCGGTTGCTTTCTTTAAGTTTGGTCGTGATCTGACTGAAGCTGAACTAGAGTTTATCAAAGGTCAGGAGCATTACGCTAACGAAGGTAATACGACTAGCAAAGATCGTAAGATTCTAAAGAGTAAAGAACTTACTGAGATGCGTGAGTTTATTGAAGATTCAATGATGGAATACTTCAAAGCTATTCATGCTCCTAAGTTCGATGTGAGTCTGTATCTAACGCAGAGTTGGGCTAACTATACTGAGGCTGGACAGTACCATCATAAACACGCGCATCCAAATAGCGTAGTGTCTGGTGTGTTCTATCCACAAGCTGATCGTGCGGTAGATAAGATTTACTTTTACAAAGATGGGTATGAGCGGATTAAGGTTCCTGCTGCTGAGTTTAATCCTTACAATTCTGAATCGTGGTGGTTTGAAGTAGGTGCTGGAGATTTAATTCTATTCCCATCGCATCTAACGCACATGGTTGAGACTAAAGTAGGTGATGAAACTAGGATTAGCATAGCGTTTAATACGTTCTTAAAAGGTTACATAGGCTCAGATGAAAGTCTGACAGGTTTGCATTTAGGGGAAGAATAATGGCTCACTACGCACAGATTGATTCAAACAATATCGTGACCCAAGTTATCGTCATTGATAACAAAGACACGGCTGATGCTAACGGTACAGAGAAAGAATATATCGGTGCTGCATATTGTGAGCGTCTATTTGGTGGCACATGGAAGCAGACCAGTTATAACGGCAACATTCGTAAGAACTATGCTGGTATTGGTTATGCCTACAATGCAGATATAGATGCGTTTGTGCCTCCTAAGCCGTATGCAAGCTGGACGCTAGATGCTAATGCTCAATGGCAGCCTCCCACAGCTATGCCTACTGATGGCAAAATGTACTCATGGAACGAGGAAACTCAGACTTGGGTAGAGGTAAATGGCTAATTATGTTGATTTTGATTATTGGGTTCAGGGCTACGGCGAAGGCGACCTAAGCCAACCTGATCTATACGTTGTCTCAGGCTATTGGGATTCTGGCTATTGTGAGAACGAAGGTATTAATGCGTCTATCACATGTACAGCTACGGTATCGGCATCAGCACGAGCAATATATAGCGGTATAGCAAGCATTGCAGCTACGGCTACAGTAGTTGCTAACGGAACTGAAGTTGAAGGCGTAATAGCTCGTATAACTGGTTTAGCTACGGTAACGGCTAATGGTACGTTTGTAGCTGTTGGTGCTTCTAGCATTAATGGGACTGCTACAGTTACTGCAAATGGTAACTTTATTATTGGTGGTCGTTCAGTTATAGCTGGTGATGCAACTGTGGGTGCTATTGGTGAAATTATTGGTTACGAGTGGACTGTAGTTACTCCAGAATCAACTACTTGGGCTAGACAGTAATGGCAAAACAGAAAATTATATTTGGTGAGTGGTTGCCAGATCAGCCGGGTGTTACTGGTGCTGTGATGGATGCCTATAATTGTTATCCAGTTACTAATGGCTATGCTCCGTTACGTGAAGCAGTAGATTACTCAACTAATGCAGGTCAGAACCTACTTGTAGCATTTGCGGGTAAGTTTTCTGGTGCATCTACGCTATTTGCTGCTGGTGCTACACAGATTTACAAGTTTAACCCTAGTAATACTGGCTTAGATGCATTAACGACTACTGGCTATTCTACTGTTGAGTCATGGGATATTACTCAGTTTGGCTCTAAGATGATTCTAGCCAACGGTGCAGACCAGTTACAGGCTTATGATCTAGGTTCATCGACTTACTTTGCTGACTTGGCTGCTGCTGCTCCTGCTGCCCACTTTGTAACGGTAGTACGAGACTTTGTAGTGGCTGCTAATGTAGGTGGTGAGGAGAACAAGGTCTATTGGTCAGATATTAATGACGAGACTGATTGGACTCCGGGTGCTGCTTCTCAATCTGACTCACAAGTAATGGCTGATGGCGGTGATATTACAGGTTTAGCAGGTGGTGAATACGGTCTAATATTCTTAGAGCGTGCTATCTATCGTATGACGTATGCAGGTAGTCCGTTCTTCTTCCAATTTGATGCTATTTCTAGAACATTAGGCTGTATGTCTAATGGCTCTATCGCTCAGTTTGGTAATTTAACGTACTTCCTGTCTGACGATGGCTTTTACATGTGTGATGGTAAGTCAGTTAAGAATATAGGCGTAGAGAAGGTTAATCGTTGGTTCTTTGATAATGTCAGTTTGAGCGAAATTCAGACAGGCATGAGCGCAACTATTGATCCGGTTAAGAAGTTAGTCATCTGGAACTTTAAGAATAACTTTGGTCGCAGATTCTTGCTGTACTACTCGATTGATCTGAATAAGTGGAGCTATGGTTTAACGGACGTTAATTTCTTAGCGTATGGACTGACACCGAGTGCCACACTTGAGCAGTTAGATATTTACTATTTTGATAGTACAAACCAGAAAACTGGTACGTATACACAAAGTAGCACTACTGTTACGGTTACTGTTACAGATCATGGGTTAGAGACTGGTGCTTATGTATCTTTTGATGCGACTTCTGGTGCTGGAGTAGATGGAGCATTTACAGTAACAAGAACTAGCGCAAATATATTTACATTTACGGCTGCAACTGGCGCAACTATTACTACGTCAAATTGCACAATTACCTTGCCTAGTCTTGATAACGCAGTAGAGCAGATACCGTTAGATTCACGTACTTGGGCTGGTGGTCAGCTTATATTCGTTGGTGTGCGAGATCAGAAGATTGTAGTTTTCTCTGGTGCATTGCAAGCGGCATACATTACTTCTGGAGATATTGACATTGGACGTTCTATTATCACATTGGCAAAACCTATTATCGATAATGGAATTGCGTCAGTCACCGTTGCCAGTAGAAAACTATTGTCAGATAGCGTCGAATTCGGAACAACAGCGACACCAGACTCAGAGAACAGAGTGCCATTAAGGGCTAACGGTAATTACCATCGTATTAAGGTAGCACCGACTAATGCTAACTGGGAAACGATTATCGGCTGTGAAATTGATATTGTTACGCAGGGTACTCGATGACTAGATCAGTACAGTTTAGGACGTTACCTGTCTTTGGTGCTGATGAACGTCAAGTATCTGAGGTAGTCCGTGGGATCATGGACGGTAAGACGAATAATACTGGAACGGTTACTTTAGCGACTGGTAATGCTGTAACGACTACGCTGTATGACGGTCGTATAGGCAAGGAGAGCCTTTTATTCTTTACTCCTGTATCTGCGGCTGCATTTACTGACGCAATGCCATACGGAGCGTTTCAGGACTCTACAAACCAGACTGCTGCTAATACTACGACTGCGTATGCAATTACATTAAATACGACTGACTACTCCAATGGAGTATATGTATCTAACAGCTCTCGTATTAACGTGCGAAATGCTGGTGTTTACAACTTGCAATTTTCTATTCAGTTTAAGAATACGACTAATAGCAGCCAAGATGCAGATGTATGGTTTAGAAAGAATGGAACGGATATAACGGCTTCTAATAGTCGGTTTGGTATTCCAGCAAGGAAAAGTTCAGGTGATCCTAGCCATATTATTGGTGCATTAAATTACTTTATTGAATTAGCAGCAGGTGACTATCTTGAGATAATGTGGAGAGTTACAGATACTGGCGTAACGATTGAAACATTTGCGGCAGGAACTAGTCCGACTAGACCGTCAATACCTAGCGTTATTACTACGGTAAACTATGTTTCTAATAAAGCATCATCTAACATATATGTTAGCAGTCAGACACAAGGAAGTGCTACTCTGACACATTGGGCTAATAACACGGCAGATAAAACGTATGGCTATATTGTGGTGGGTTAATGGAGTATAGATATATTGCTCCACAGGAACTAAGACTATGGTGGGCTAGTGTAAGAACTGGCTTAGAGAAAATTAAAAGTAGGAGTCCAGAGAACTGGATTATTGAAGATGTATATACAGACTGTTTCAATCAAAAGAGTCTGTTGTTTGTACTGA